TCACCTGAACTACCAGATGTACCCATAGCTTCTGAGGACTGCATAAGCCTAGCTCTAGCTACTCTTGCCTCTTTAACTTTACGCCTAGCGGAAGATACATCATTTATTTGTTGTTGTGCGTTTTGTATCTCATTCTGTTCTTCTTGAGCATCTGCTGCTTGTTTAGAGCCATATATTGTTGCTCCTGCTGATACTACTGCGGCTATTGTTGCTGCTATTGCGTAAGCTGGCATAAATCAAACTCCTCTTTAAAATCTTTATATTTAATTTCTTTAGTATTTATGACTAAATTTTTAAATGTTTCTTTGTGTATCATAGTAAGCTCCTTATCTGGGTAACATAGACTCCAGATTAAATCTAAATTTCTATCTAGCTCTTTAAAAGGAATTATTAAGTCTGCGTAAACCTCAGCGTCTTTAAGAGCCTTTTCTAGCTTCACAACACATTGGCTTAAGTATTCTTTTTTATCTTCCCCAAATAGCTCACAGAGGCTCTTAAGAACCTCTGAAGAATCCCTTTTAATTATTATTAAAGGAACTCCTAGGTCCTTACTGTACTCCCTAGCTATTATTGGATTTGTGTCCACACTAATTCTATATTTGTGTGGGACAGAGTAAAAGACTTCGCTGGCATCTACACTAGTGCTAAACAGCCCATGTCCACAAAAAGAATCAGGTTGTTGCAAAAAAGCAGTTAGCCAGCTCGTCCTACTTCTAGGTAGACCTAAAATAAAAGAGTTATGCTTCATTAATTGTTATCTCTTGTTCCCAACCTAGTAGCTTACAGTTTTTTAAGGGCTCTGTTTTAATAAGAACACTTAGCGCCTTACCACTACCTCTGACTTTACTTTTAGATACAACTGTCTCAAAACCGTTATCAAATCCATCTGTGTTATCTTGTGGTATGTAGTGTCTTCTAAACCTGTATGCTTGGAACTCTTTACCTTGCTTATTTGAGTTATCGCTGTTAGACCAATCCCAAGAAGTTTTTACTAAACAACTAGAAGAGTTTATTGGCTCATAGTTTTCATCAAAGCCTTCTTCTGTCTTATTAAAGTGAAACGTTATGTATGGAGATTGTTTAGCTCTGTTACCTACACCACCAGTAAAGTGAGCTCCTTGCATAAATGCGTAAGCGTCTTCTCCAAAAGAGGTACTACCCCAATCTTTAAAGTCTGTGTTGTTATAAGAAGCAAAATAATACCTACTAACACTTGGGTTAATAACTAAATATTTAGTTTCTGTTTGTATATCTAGTTTAACACCTGTAGTTACAACAACATCTTCCCCGTCAACATCAACAACAACTCCGTCAACAGTTATGGGGTCAACAACTTTACCACCAACAAAAGGCGAAACCTCTATGCTGGCTCTTATTTTGACGGTTGAACTTGCTATCTTGTTGTAGTACCAAGCTTGAAATGATGGCTTATAGCACAACTCATTTTCATCCCCGTAGGTCCAACTTACTACATTAGAAAAAGCATCGTAAGTTCCAAAAGCTGTTTGGTGCTTTTCTATTTTGTTATAGAAAGACCTAATGGTTGTACCTGTTAAATCTCTAACCACAAAGAAACCTGTATCACCAGACTCACACAAATAGATGCCATCATAGGCCCAATACATTATGGACTCACCGATGTTAACTATGCTCTGTGGGGACACACAACCACGCTCTGAGACTTTTACTACTTGGTAGTTCTCTGCTGAGAAACCAAAATCACTACCACCTAATATTTGCCATACACCGTTTTCAGCAAAAACTAATAACGAGTTACTTACAGAGGTTAAACCAATGATGTTGTTGGCTTCTGAAATTCGGATAAGACCTCCGTCAGTAGCTACAATTTCACTGTCGTCTACAGATGTAGGGTCTGATATCTGATAACACTGACCTGCTTGATCTTTGTATTTAACTAGTTGAGAGAAAGCTACATAGTTATTTAATGTAGGTGAGCGGTCATCTCCGTCAACAACTTTACCACTAAACCCTGAATAGAAAACTCTACCAGCAAAGTTAGCTACTATAGAAGCGCTGTCTGGAGTTGTGTCTGTTTTAGGTAACACAACATTAGAAAACAATCCATCAGACAAGAAGTCAGTCCTTCCAGCTCCACGGCTAAACAAGTTAACAATTGCTTTTCCTTTAGGGGCTGAGTAGTTTCTTAATTCTCCCTCTAGCATAATTTCGGGTATGTAAGCTTTTACTTCATAGGGGTATCTAGTAACTGAAGCTACAACATATTCAGAGTACACATCAGAGTTGCTTGGGAAGAAATTGTTGAGTTCATAACAATACTGTACCGCTATTCTTTTTTCTTTACGAGCATCAGATTGGCTACCTGTAGTTTCTGCTTTAAAAGTCCAAGACCTTTCTTTGGGCCAACCTTGATTAGTTAAGTTGTACAAATGTACGTCTGAGATATTTGGTATGTCGCTACTGCTGACTCTACCACCGCCATCTACGGGGATAATACTTGTACTACCATCTCCACGAGGTCTGTAGGATAAATTATTACCTCTATCTATTCTTTTATTTGTTTGTGGGTCTATGTCCTCTAAACCAAAAAAATCTCTTACCTCAAGAGTAATCTCACCTAGAGTAAAAGTATTGGGGTTATCTGTATACTCAATACTTCTAATACTCCCACCAGTAGCTACAACTAACAAGGAGTTAGTTTGTGTTATACTGTAAGGCTTTGTTGTTTGTTCTGGAATGGGGTCAGTTGATGCAGTTAGTAGCACAACTCCCCCAAGCCTATTAGTTGAAAGCGCACCATCTATAGACTCAAAGAACTCTAAGTTGTTACCTATTTGGACTACAACTATATACAATCCTGGAAAATCACCAGTTAAATCCCAACGAAAAGTATTAACAGCAGCATCATATAGAGCTGTATCTTGTACCCCAATAGTCCTCTCTATACCACCTATCTCGTAATCCATACCAAAGCGTCTACTACGGACACCATCGTTATCTAAGGTAAAGTTCTGTTCGTCCCTAGTAGAACCCAAAGGTTGTATAAGAGGGTTGGCCTCTGTGATGAGCCCTTTGTTAAAGTTTACTAGTTGTAGATTTACTACTGGTCTTTTTGCCATCAGGTTTCACCTTTTCTTTATAGCCATCTATAAGTTTCATACACTCCCCGTTACTCATGTGAGCTCCTGAGAATGCCTCTGGTATCTTACCACCCCTACCTGAGGTTACAATGACCTTTAGGTTAGGGGACTTACTATAGCTCTTAATTATATAACCTTTGTATTCCATCTTTAATTATCCTGCCTAAACGTTGGGTCTTTCTGGGAGTCTCTACCTTTACCACGTCTACCGAACTTAGCGAACTGAATACCGCCTTTAGCTGACCAACTCTTACGAGATAACCAACGTGCTTGACGTTGTGCATTAGCTTCAGCTTTACCATTAGCTACTTGCTTAAGGACTATGAATGCTGTGCTCTTAGCTTCTTCTACTAGGTTAGAGAACGCTTCTGCTGGGAAGTCTGGTACAAAGCTATCTTCCATAACCCATGTAGGTGTCATGTAAGCCTTGGCTTGAACTTTACTAGCTTGAAGTGTAGAGTCTACTGTGTTATCAAAGGAATCAAAAACTATGTCTTGGTCATTAAAAGAAGTCCAGTATCTAGGAGGATGTGAGTTGTCTATCAAGAGCTCCACTCCACCACCGTTATCTATTACTTCTATGTTCTCGTTATCACTGTTTCTGTTGTTAATTTTAAATAAGAACTCAACGGGGTCTAAGTAAGTCATCTCTTTGTAGACACGTTTAGTTTCGTCTTTCTTACTTACGTTGTAGTTTAAGAACTCAAGCTCTTTTATGTTTTCTGGCATACTTAAATGCGTAGGTCTTGCTAAAGTGCCACTATTAAATAGTTGTATAAGCTTGCTTAGGTGAGGCCAGTTACGTGTGGATATCAAGTTAATGTAAGAGCGCTTAACAATAGAGGCTATTTGCTCAGACTCTACTGTGTCAAATATACTGTTAACTTCATCTGTATCCATATCAGACATTATTTCTTGAACTATTTCAAGTAGTGTTATCTTCATATTATGTAAACCTTGATACGGTAACTGATGCTGTTGGTGAAGTACCCCAACCTGTTGTTGTCGGTACGCTTTCAAACAACCCTCCGTAGTTACCCCCTTCCCCACTATCTCTAATTAGTTGGTACGTTAAAGTTGTGTTTTGTGAAAGTATAGAAGTAAAACTGTCTACAAAAGGAATATAAGACTCATCTGAACTAACTAGGAAATGTACACTTTTTCCAATTTGAAATCCATTAATTAACCTTCTTAGGTATAAAGAAGCAACTCCAGAAGTGCCAGTCCTACCTATAGAAAAAGTAGTTTTAACTGTGTAAGACCCTGTAGTGTTAACTTGAATTCCCCCATCAGGGTTAACTTGAATTGGGCCAGTATAACCTCCACCTACACCGAACTCTACTTGCATTGCTGTGTCTAGTCCAGTTGGGCTTTGAGAGGCTGCTGTACTAAAGCTAGTTATTACATCTTGTACAGTCACAATAGTTGGTGGCTCAGACCAAAGTCCAGACCCAGCTCCATCTGAAATATATACTCTACCAGCCAAGGCTGTGTCAGCTCCCTTAGGCTCATGTACATTAACACCTGTGATATTCTTATGTTCTGCCATATTATTCTCCTTTGGGCAATAAAAAAGGGGCAAGGATTATCTCCAAGCCCCTTAGGTATTATACTAGACTACAGAAGCAGCAGTAAACTCATATTCTACGATTATTGAACCAGCAGTAGGACCAGTAACAGTTAAGTCACCACCTAAAGGGATTGCAACGTTGTTAGCAACTACACCAGTAGCTCCTGAGACATCAACTGCACCAACAGTAGCAGCGGAAACTGCACCAGTAGCAAAGCCAGTTTTTAAATCAGTAACAATTGCACCAGCAGGGACTTTAACTTTCTTTGGTAAAAGGTCTCCATCGAAGTTAATAATTGCTTCATAGGTTAAGCCAGAGGTCTTTTTAACACCCTCAAAACCACCGACCTTACGTGCGCCATATTGCGCTGATACACCACGAAGAGGTGTTGTTTCAAAACTCATAATTTATTCCTTATACTGCTGTTGCAGAAGTAATGTAGATAGCTAATGTATCTAGACGTTGAGCACCAATGCCCCAACGAGCGCGTGTAACAAACTCATCACGAGCAAAGTCTTTGTTACGTTCACCTTCAACGGAAGGCATCTGACGCCATGTAGCCATCATAGGCTTAGTGTTGTCATCTAAGATTGACATGAATACGTTAGCTACCGCACCAGTTAAGTTAGTAGTACCATCTGAGAAAGTACCTTTGGCTAAACGGTTAGAGGTAATTAAGTTCCAGCCATACAAGTTCATAAGGAACTGATGATCACGGTCAAAACCATTCTCTAAAATCTTAGCACCAAACTCCGATACATCGTGAGTAATAGTAGTTAAGTTATCTAAAGTAGCGGCTAACACTGGGTCAATTGAAGCTACACGACCAGCATAAGGAACGTTGGCTTTATCAAAAGCTAGCTTAAGAGAAACTAGATCTGAGAGCTGGATACGACCACTGGCTTCAGTAGATGCTAAACGATGTGAAAAACCAGCAATGGCGTTAGCGTTAGCATTAGTTTGAGCTGCTTCACATACTTCATAGAAACGAGTCTCGAAGTTCTCTTGGATAGCACGAGTAGATTCTTGTGAACGAGCAGCCATAAGTGCTTCAACTTGTGAACCATCTTGACGTAGCTTGTCGGTTACGTACCAAGCATCACCGATGTAATCAGTAATTACTAGTTGTACTTCACCAGATTCAATCGGACTGTAGTTAATAGCTGTGTCTTCAGAAACTTCCTGAATAGTAGCTGAACCAATTGTTTTAATGTTTAATGTTTCGCCTGAACCAAAATCACCGACATCACGGTACCACATGCTAGGCATTAAGCCATCATGTAGGTTGGTTAAGATAAAGCTTGAATACTGTTCTGCTTCAATAAAAGCTGTAGTATTAGTTGTTAATTGCATGTTATATACCTATTTTATTTTAATGTTGAACGCCATATTTAGCGTATACTGCTGCTTTGTGCCTAGCCATTTCGCCTTGCAAGTCTCTAGTAGAGGCCCCTGCCATGACAGATTTTTCTGCTCTGTCAACCTTACCGTTTGGTTTAGGTTTTTCAAAGCTATGGTTTACACTCTGTGAGCCCCTCGTCATTGAGGGTTCTTGTGCTATATCACCAAAGAAAGATAGAACTGCTTTAGGGCTGGTAGCCGCTAAGTGGTTAAATGCTTCTTGAGTCATACCTAGTTCTTTTGCCTTACCATAAAACTCTTTTTCCGCTTCAGTGCCAAACTTACCTGCTAATGCTGAGGTCACGGACTGTGTGTTTGATTCACGGGTGGATTGAGCTTTGTTCTGGTTAAGAGCTTCTTGAACTAGTTTTGCCACATCCTGCTCACCGTAAGATTCACGAGTCTGGTTAGACCCCTCGTCTTTGGGTGCAGTAAGCTTTTCTACAATAGAAGTTAAATCATCTAGTTTAGCTTGTTGACTCCTGAATTTTTCTAACTCTTGAGACATACTATTCTTTTCGTCTTTCAAGGTTGGGATATATTCTTGTGAGTGTTTCAATGCTTCAAGTGCTGATTCAACTGAACTGTATTTGCGCTCTCCACTATCGTTCTTAATATTATTTAACAGGTCATCAAATGAGTTATTAACGCTAGTGTCACCAGCTTGGCTATCTGGCTTAGTTTCTTGTGTTTCTTCTTTTTCAAATATAGACATTGTTTTCCTTTAACTATTGGGTAATAGTATTTTATTAGACGCTTTCTTTTAAAGAAGAAGGAAAGCTTTATTCTTTGTTACTAATATTTTTAAATGTTATACTTAATTATACCAGTATTTTTAGGTTTTGTGTCACATTTTTATGAAATTAATTCAATTATTTCTATTAACGCTCTTTCGTAACCATTTTTGTCTGCTTGTTTGTATGCCCAAGAGGGATTATCGAACTCCTCTAAGGATATACTTTTAGCTTTCCTGTTCTTAATTTTGTTCTTAATTAAATGTTTTAACCTTTCCCTAAGGATAGGACTACTCCTAAAGTAATCCTCCATTTGTTTCTTAGCGTCTGGCTCTAAACCACTACACCAACTATTCTTCATTAGCAAGACCTACTTCAGCTTCTACAGCTAAATCTTCCTGAGCTTGGTTAACCATACTCTGAGTCTCTTGTTGTTCCTGTATAGCAACGTTAGGTTTAAATAGGTCGTACCTATCAAGCCCTAAGAGGTTCTCTACAACTTCAGCCATCTTCTTACTGGATGTATGAGGTGCAACCATTTGACCTATAGGAGAGCTGTACAGTTGAGTTAAGTTCTGCATTAACTGTGCTTGCGCAGCAAAGTGTCTAGCACCTACTGGTCTAATAACTCCGTTAGCTTGTAGATCTTCTTTAGTAATACTTTGGAACTCTACAACACCAGAGTCAGTATCCACAGAGCGTACTACATCAACTACCTGCATGTTACGTACTGATACCTCTAACATAGAGTTCAGTAGTGGTTCTAAAAGCTCAGTTTCAAAAGAGGTAATCTTCTCTTGAAATATACGACCTGCTGCGTTCTGTAGTTGCTGTACTTCAAAGGCTGTTTTCTCACCTGCGGTACGGATACCCATAGCTTCACTGGGAGCACCTGCAAAGGACTCCATACGCCTCTCTAAGCCCGCAATATCATTATCTGCTGTAATGACCGCACCTAGGTTTTTACCTAGCTCAGTTACGCCTCCACCCTCATCTATGTGTATCTCTGAGTTCGGCCCGTAGTTAAACTCTTCTACTTCACCAGATATTACTATAGGTGGGTTAATAGCTAAATCTAAAGCATCAGCACTAGCGTTCTCTAGGTGGTCTATTCGGTACTGCATACCAACTAAGTTCTCTAGTGGACCCATAGCCCATAAGTTATCAGGACGTAACCTCCAACCAACGTGATGGATAGGAGCTGTCTTTAACCAACTAGGCATCTTGACTTTACGTAGTAACATAGAACGATCAGCAATAGTTACAACCATGTTACGTTCTAGTTCACCCGTAGCTGTGTTGTGTAAATCACCCCAGAACTCTAAAATCTCTACATAGCTAGACTCGTAGTATTCTTTCATGTTACCAAAGCCATCTGCTTGGAACCCAGCAGCTTTATCCCAATCTTCGATAGAGTACCCACCGTCTTTAGACAAAGCAGATAGTTCTTTACGTTTAGCTAGGATGTCCTGCAAGTACTGGTTATCAGGCATGTCTTTTGCCATAACCTTTAGTTCACCTAAGGTTACAATAGACCGTACAATCTTCCAACTAGACTCGAACTCATCTGCAAGAGGGTTAAACACTATATCTAGTGGGCTAATACGTCTTGCCTTAGGTCCAATGAACTGTGCGACTACATCAGCACCTTCTTCAGCTATTTGGGATTGAAACTCCGCAGTTACAAAGGCATTACCGTAGTCTATGTAATCGTATAGCAACTTAGAAGTTTCTTTTCTAAATTTACCACCACGTATTTTGTTACTCATGTAGTTAGTGATTACACTAGCTTTAGATATCTTAGCTGCATCACTACTGTGGGCTTCCCACTTCATCCAGTTGTCATTAGGAAACAAAGCACTTAAATAGTTAGAGTGCAAGTTGTCTCGAATCTGACATAGCTTTGGTAGAGTAGTTGTATTACTCCAAGGTAGTGTTGAGTTCGTAGTGGTTGTTGTGTCTGTAGCAAAAATGTAATCCCGTTGCTCTTTCCACAAGTCAATACGTGTTCTCATCTGATCTTTATACCTAGTCCACATCTCAGCGATATGGCTGGACTCTTTATCTCCAGTTAATACTTTTCTTATTTCAGCAACAGAATTTGCCATTATACGCCTCCAAAGCGATTTCTTATATTGACTACGTTAGAAAAAAGTTCTTCCCTGTTACGTAGTGACTTAGGTTTAATTGCTATTTCAACAGCAGAAGCTAAAGCATCTTTAACGTCATCGTGTGGTGGCCTAGAAAGAACAAGCTCCTCCTCCAAGATTTCAGTGTACCCACCTTTAAAGTGGAGTATGTCTTGGTTCTCATATCTATGCTCTAAAGCAGCAGCAATACGTTCTTCTTTACGCCCCTCATGTCGAGAAGGTCTATGTTCATCAATAGAGAGCCTCAGACCCTCCTCTCGTATCCTATCTTTTAAATCCCTAGCAATCACCGCCTGAGCTACTGTAACCTCAGCCCTGAGCTTCTTAAAGCTCCATTTAGAATGTAGTTCAGATATAGACTTAAAGTAAGCATTAATCTTATCAGTTTTAAACCTATCTATGTCTAGCACTAAGATTCTATTCTCAGAGTCAGCCCCTATAACAACAACAGCAGTGTAATCCGCTTTCTTGTTCAAAGAGAATGCAAAATCTATAGAAGCATAGACGTTTAGCTTACTGCCTTTGTAGTACCACTTGCCACCCTCTTCTTTTAAGTGCCTGCGGTCCCCGTACACAAATCTATCTCTGCTAATACGGTTAGAGCCCTTGTCATTTGGGTCGTTGTAATACTGTGCATAGAACTGGGATTTATCTGAATACTCTGCTTTAATACGAGCAAGTATAGCAGGGTCAAACCCAAAAGCTTTACCATCTGACCTCACTGCACGAGGCCAAGAGAACAACATATCTTCTTCTACCTTGTACTCTTTTACTTCCCAAACAGGGGAGAAACCAACAACATTAAAGTCCTCATCGAACTCTTCAAACTTCTGGTCCCTCCATACTTGGTATATATCGGATGGGTGGTAGCGTGTACCACAGGCCATAGTAAATCCACCAGCATTACGTATTGATGTGAATTGAGATGACTTCCTACTGACACTTTCTCGTCCATCTTCAGTATAAGCATTCTCTGGTACTACCAAATCGTCTGCTACAACTACATCAGCGTGCCAACCAGTTGTGTTGGTAGTAAGACCTGCTGTAGCTATAGTAGCATCACGTATGCCCTCTTTACGCCTTCTCTCGTGGTCAACGCTCATCTTGCGCTGGGACCATCTTTCACGTTTACCTTCCTGCGGATTGATATACTCTGGGAAGAACCTGCGGTACACACTACTAGCCATGATATTTTGCACAGCAAATAGCTGAGTTTCAGCTAGCTCTGCCGTAGCAGATACATACAAGATTGTTATCTCTGGATGCCTTGTAATCATCCATGCACACCATGTAGCTACCATGTGACTCTTTAAGTGAGCACGAGGTAGCATTATGAGTTTGTTTGCGCTTAAGGTGGCTCCTTGGCCGTACAACGAGTATTCCTGCATCCACTTGAATATATCCATGTGAAGCTGGCCGTACACATAACCTTTGTTTACTAGTTGAGCAAAAGTACGGAGGTCTGTTATTGCTAACTCCCTCATCTCCTTTGCTTCCTTGGGCATGTTTCTAAGCTTAACCTTAGCTTCTTCTAACCAAGTCTTGCTCATATCAACTCCTATTTAACCATACGTAGTATGTCAGCACCGAAGTCCTCAGACTCTCTGGTCTGTTTCTTGAGCTCACTTTCTACATCTTCTTTACTAGGTCTACCAGCTTTAGACTTCTCCCAACCTGTGTCAGCTAACCACTTAGCAGCTTGGAATGTGCCACCCTCAGTGGCTATCTGTATGGCTAAGGAAACACCTTTAGCTGTTAGCTTTATGTTGAGCTCGTCTTTCCACTCGTCTAAATGTTTAGCTAAAAGCTTGTTACCACGTAAGCGCTTCCAGTGATTCCAACCACCTAGGTGCTGCGACACCTTGTACTCGGTTGGGTCATCTGACTCTAGGTACAGCTTCTTTAAAGACGGGTACAACTTGTTGTTGTACTCCTTGTCTTCATCGTCTAAGGTGAATATAGCCTGTGGCTTATACCCCATCTCTAAGAACAGAGCTTGAGTTAGCCACTTACCTTGTTTATCTTTAAATTTACTCATAGGTTTCCTTTATTAATATGGAGCCCAACGTTGATGCCTTTCTCTAGCAAACTCTATTTTACAGTGTGCTTCTTGCCAAAAGAAAAGCAAATCTATTGCTTTCTCTATGTAGTTCCAATACCGAAGTTCTAGCACCTGAGCACAGTAGTGAGTTCTAGCTGAAAAAGTATAAAATCTAGAGCCTCCCGTTAGCGTATTTAGTGCGTGACTTAGCATAGATAAGTTCTGTTTTATGTAGTTCATTAAGCTCTCTCACATCCTATAGTGAAGTCAATATATTTAAACTGCTCAAAAGTTGCTAGTGTTGTAAACGTAGCATCAGAGTAGTTTGTAAAAGTAACTGTTTTAGCTGTTGTGTCTACGCTTGCTTTAATCCATAAAGATACACTTGAGTTACAGTTCCAAGATTTAAGTCTTGTATTGGTTGGAAATAGCATGTAGTTAGACCAGTCATAGGTTACGCTTGTTACGCCACTAGGTATAAATAAAGCCCACTTATATTCTGTCTGTTTTAGTGTGCCAACCCCGTTAGAAACTACCTCTCCAATATGTAGTTGGAGAGCTTGTCCTTCGTTAAACGTACCATCTGACTCATCTATAGTTACAAAGTTTGTCTGCCCTGAACCTGTTGCTGAGTTTGCCACATGTATAAGACCATTCTTTATCAGGATACGTTGTGGATATATCTCAGAACCAACGGCCCTAAAGGTGAATACATTTATGTCTACTGCTGTTTGTTCTCTCTCAAATTGCCACGTATCAACTACACACAAGAAGGGGTTAACCATAATCATTGAGCACCAACCTAGCTTGAAGTCATGCACAATAGTGTCCGTAGGAGTTAAATTCACAAATCCTGGAATTTCATCGTAGTAGTCACTTGAAACGTCTGTATGTAGAGCTATGCCCCAGATATGAAAGTCACCCCAGTCATTACCTTGTCCGTTGTTTACAACCCCTATTAAACCGTTGTAGATAATAAAGTTACGCCAAATACCATCATGTGCATAGTTATAAATAGCCGTACCAGTTGGAGGTGTAGTAAGTCTCTCAGGGTCAAACCAATCGTACTCTCCTATATACAAACCATCTGTTATTATCTCGTGTGAGTTCTCTGATGGGTTTGCTGCCGTTTGCAAGCCTATTAACGTATAACCTTTGATGTGTACATTATTAATATGGAACCTGTTGTAGTGCGTAATCCTAACACCAGAACAAACCTTATTTGAAATTATATGTATGTCTTTAAAAGCACCGTTGTTGTACGCAAACCCCGACAAAGAGTTCCCTTCGTTAAAGTTTAAGAGGAAGTCAGTAGAAGCTCCTGTCCAGTTATTTTTATCCGCAGCAAGACCGCCATCAGCAAAAGTAAAGTGTGAGATTCTAGGTACGTATATAGTGCTTCTAACTGTACAAATTCCACAGAAACTAAAAGTATTACCGTTGATGTATTTTATAGCTGACTGGTATGAACTTTGAACTTGTCCACTGCTCAATGATGCAAAGTAGGCAATAGCTGAGTTTACCGCTGAGGTGTCATCATTAACTCCGTTACGCATTGCTCCGAACGCAGATGCTTTAACAGGGGATACAGACATAAATTGCTTTAGCTGTAGTCCTTGTGTTGGGAGGTCTATAAAAGAGCCCCCGTCATCAACACCTGTGCTTGCCGCAACGACTTCAAAGGTTAACTTTCCGCTATTACAACCTTCGCTGTAGTCCAGAGCGTTAACAATATCGCCCACTGCTAGGGGTACTGAACCTCCAATTGATAACCCAGATTTTATGTTAGCTACAGTAGCGAAGTCTGTACCTGAGTTAGAAAACAGCACAGTGCCATTTACATCCTGTAGTCTTAGTGGGCTCGTGGGGGTTGTCGGTGAAGGTAGATTTAATATCTCCTGACCGTTCATGTCAAGAGCTTGTAATAACTGGTTGGGCTCAGTTGGGGTTGCTGTGTTATTTCTGTATAAGACTTTGTTATCAAAAGCCTGTTCAATCTTTACGAAGTTGGCATTAATCTTCCCTAAGTTATAGCCACTCGTGATGTCATCTAATTCTATTTTACTCATATGTTCTCTCTTTAGCGTTAAGTCCCTTCCCTATGCTTCATCCCTGTATATCTAAGAATAATTTCCTAAATTTTATTTTTTATCTTTCTTCGTTGGTTTAACTACTGCTTTGTTCTTTTTCTTAGTAGGTGGACGACCTGCTTTCTTACCGTATGTACCTTTACCTGTTGGCATGTTGTTCTCCTGTTGTTACTTTGTTGTTACGCTGTTACCACTTAACTTTATCAGCCCAGTACGCTGCTGACATCTTACCTTTCTTGATGTTCTTACCGTGCCTAGCTTTAAATGATTTACGTTTAGCTTTCATCTTATCGGAGTCACCTGCTTTAGCTTTACCAGCAGTAGAAGCTCCTTGCTCACCAAAACGTATGGTCTTTATCTTACCGTTCTCTTTAGCTACAACTACGTGAGATTTAGTTGCATGCTTAGGTGTCTTTTTGGGTTTATTAAAACCACTTACACCTGCTTTCTCAAGTCTAGAATCTTTCTTTGTTGTCATAATGTTCTCCTAAGATTTATCTTTTAAACTAATAACAATTGATAACAATTCTTAATAACAGTTAATGATTACTATTAATGATTTAAGCTTATGTATTTATCAGTTTATTCTTTTTCTTACTTAACTCTGATATAATAATTAACTTATACCTAATTATACCAATATTTTAAGGTTTTGTGTCATAAATAATGAAACTAATTTAGTTTAATTGATATATTTAGTAAATAAAAGCGTTAATTAGGATATGTGTAGGCAGAGCCTACGTCTAGGTAGCCTAGCGAAGCTAGATATACATAGGGTATAAAGTAGGGAATACAATGGGGATGTGATGGGGGATATAATAGGGGCCAATACCAGTAATTTCTCCGAGAAAATAATTAGTTGCTATGCAATATATACCAGACCCCCCTTACCCCCCTTGTACCCCCTGTGATTAAACCCAGTATTGTAGATATATACAGTATAATAGGGGGGTAGGGGGTATCCTAGAATTAGGGGGTAGTATTATAATAGTATATGTGGTAGGT